CTGAATCTTGAATACTATGACAAGTGGAAGGACAACTATCAGTTCTACAAGGATGTTGAGGAAATGTTGGACAATGTTCTGACCTTCTTCATTAGAGAATCCCCAGATGAAATTCAGCGTGCTAGATTCTCAGCCAAGCGTGAAAGATCAATTGGCATTGGTACACTTGGATTCCACAGTTACTTGCAGCAGCACAATATTCCTTTTGATTGCGCTCTTTCAAAGAGCACCAACATGAGAATCTTCAAGAACATCCGCAAGCAGTTGGATAAATCCAACCTGGAATTGGGTGCTGAGCGTGGCGAGGCTCCTGATGCCAAGGGAACTGGATTGAGAAACTCCCATGTCATGGCTATTGCTCCAAACGCAAGCTCAAGCCAGATCATGGGCAACGTCAGTCCATCCATTGAGCCACTGAGAGCTAATGCTTTCAGACAGGAAACTTTGAGTGGATCACATATCCACAAGAACAAGTATCTTGACAAGCTTCTAAGAAGCAAGCTGGAAGATGAAAAGGATTACGAAGATGCTTGGATGAACATCATTGCTAATGATGGAAGTTGCATGGGCCTCAAGTGTTTGACTGATGAAGAGAAAGACGTCTTCAAGACTGCTATGGAAATTGACCAGCAATGGGTGATTGACTTGGCAAGTGATCGTCAAAAGCACATTGATCAGGGCCAGTCAGTCAATCTATTCTTTAGACCTGACAGCAACATTAAGTACATCCACGCTGTACATTTCTTGGCTTGGAAGATGGGTCTAAAGGCTCTCTACTATTGCCGCTCAGATACAGCTAGAAAGGCTGACAAGGTATCAATGAAGATTGAACGCAGAATTATTGAGGAATTGGATATGAAGAAGGTCGCTGAAGGTGATGTTTGTATTGCGTGTGAGGGTTAATCATGAGCAAGAAACTCAGACTAACAGACAACCGCAGTTCATTCAAGCCATTCACTCACCCTGACTTCTTTGACAGGTGGTTGGTCCATGAGCAACTACACTGGCAGCCACATGAAGTTCCTTTGATTGATGATGTCAAGGATTGGAAGCAAAAGTTGAATGATGGTGAGCGCAACCTGCTGACTCACATCTTCCGTTTCTTCACTCAGTCAGACATTGACGTAGCTGGTGGATATGTTAACAACTATTTACCAGTGTTCCCATTGCCTGAAGTAAGAATGATGTTGCTTGGATTTGCTGCCCGTGAAGCTGTCCACATCGCTGCCTATTCTCACTTGATTGAAACCCTTGGAATGCCTGATGATGTCTACAATCAGTTCCTTGAATACAAGGCAATGAAAGACAAGCATGAGTATTTTGAGAAGATCTCTAGGAAGAGCGAAAAGAACATTGCCCAACAGATGGCTGCATTCAGTGCATTCACTGAAGGTCTTCAGTTGTTCTCCAGCTTTGTCATCCTATTGAACTTCCCACGTCATGGAAAGATGCGTGGAATGGGTCAAATCATCCAATGGTCAATTCGTGATGAATCACTACACACTGACTCAATGATTGAGTTGTTCAGAACTTACGTCAAGGAAAACCGTGAAATCTGGAATGATGAGCTAAAGGGAGAGCTATATACCATAGCAACCAAGATGGTTGAACTTGAAGACAAGTTCATTGACTTGGCATTTGAGGGTGGTGCTATCGAGAACCTAACTCCAGATGAAATGAAAGAGTACATCCGCTACATTGCCGACAGAAGGCTTATAAGTATGGGACTGAAGGGCATATTCAAGGTGAAGCGCAACCCGCTGACTTGGGTCGATGCTATGATTAATGCCCCAGAGCATACCAACTTCTTTGAGAACAAAGCAACTGCTTATTCAAAGGGATCGTTGACTGGCTCATGGGGCGATGTTTGGGCAAAATGAACGAGGTGATTGAATGAGTAAGGTATATGTTCCGACCTTCAACAAGGTCCAGATCGAGATTATTGAAGAGGCAAGTGCTGGAAGCTTGATCTATGATAATCAGTTGTTCTCAATAGCCAAGATTATCAAGGTTGGTGAGGCTGCTGGCACGCGTGCTGGTCACAAGCTACAGACCTTCGCCCCTGGTCAGCGAGTCATTGTTCGTAAGGGTGCAGTGGCTTCCATCAACACCAAGAACGAGGCTTTGAGTGTTATTGATGATGACCAGATCGTAACCATCATTCTTGAAGACGAAGTAGAATAATGAGCAAGAAGAAAGTAAAGTGCTTCTGCTATGATTGTGACATCGGGTTCACGGTCCAGTTCGAAGCCGATGACACAATGCTAGAACCTGAGATTTGTCCCTTCTGTGCTTCCGCTATTGAAGAGGAAGACACTGGAGCCGATGGTGAGGACGACGTAGAGTCATCTTCAGATGAGGATGAAAATTACTGATGCAATAGTTGGCGTTGACTACTCAATGTCATGTCCAACTATATGCATACTGGCAGATGACTTAACATTTGCCAATTCTCAGTTCTACTTCCTATCCAGTAGGAAGAGGGATCTATCAATCAGTTGGAAGAACATACATGGCATCGAACATGATGGTGTGTATTCTTCTGAGATTGAGCGATTCAATCAAATCAGCATTCCACTCATTGGAGTGTTGCAAGAACTGTTGAAGCAAGGCAAAAAGATCAAGGTCTTCATTGAAGGCTATTCAATGGGATCTAAAGGCAAGGTCTTCAACATTGCTGAGAACACCGCTGTGTTCAAACTCAAACTTCATTATCTCAAGATTCCATACGTGGAAGTCGCCCCAACCCAAAACAAGAAGAACTTCAGTGGGAAGGGAAATGCCAACAAGGATGTGATGTACGAAGCCTTCAAAGCCCAAGGCCATCCTGACATCATTGGCTTCTATCAGAAGTCAGGAACCAAGGTTGGCTCACCAGTTGGTGACATCGTGGATGCATACTCACTCGCACTATATGGACATGCGTCAGAAACCGGCACTCTGACAAAACGAGAGGCTCCAGAAGCCGCAAAGAAGAAAAAGACAAGCCTTACACTGAAACCCGACCAGAAAGCCTAGAATCTGATCACTCTGTGATTCTTCTGGAACAATTAAATAAATTGATAAACCATTGATTCTGATAAGAAATATCACTCAGAACCCATGTTCGTTATAAGCTGATAACCTCTCGTTATAAGCGAGAGCACCTATATACACAAATACAACTGATATACCACATACAATCTACATAATGCTTACATAATGAATCATCAACATGTGATTCGTGACTCACTCGTCGGGATGTCTGAACGGTAGGAGTGAGTTGGATTGACACTACTATGGGATCTTTCAAGAGTGTCAATGGTGGTCAGGGGAGAAACCAGAAAGCGTAGCAATACGAATCGACCCCACGGCAGATGGAACCTATACTGGCGGCCTACGTGGCTGAACTTGCTAACAAGTAGCATGGAATGTACAGGATCCCCTCCTTGAATACAACCAGAGATCTGGTGGTGCTAGAGAAGATGGATCACGTCAACATTCCCCTACCTGGATTTGCGAACCTCGCTTTCGCTCTAACCATTATTCCATCCAAACTTCTCACCATAAGTAAATTTGAACACTTACGTTCAATTATATGGTGATCAATCGTGGGTAAGAAGAAAACTCAGCATTTCGCGACCAAGTCTCACAAGGCAATCGCCTCAATGGTCCAGTCATGCGAGAAACTCCCTCCAGAAGCAACTATCACAGTCAATCAACTCATGATTGCACTGAAAGACGGTTCATCTGTCTATGAGTCTGTTTTCAGAATCCTAGATGATTTATGCCAGCAACATCTGAAGTTTTCTCTTCAAGGTGTGCCAGATTCAGAAGGCTTGCAAAAGCTCAAAGATCCTCCTAAGAAGAACACAATCAAGATTTTCACTGATGGAAGCTACTTCAACAAGAATGGTGGCTGGGCTGCTGTTTGGTCCTTCATGGGAATGGAGAAGTTCATCTTTGGATATGTAGAGAATACAACCAATAATAGAATGGAAATTCAAGGTGTTTTAGAGTCACTGAGATTGCTGTATAAGAATAAAGGAAAACTAGAGTATATTGACAAGGTCGTCTTTTATTCTGATTCTCAGTATGTAACCAAGGCATGCACTGAATGGTTAGACTCTTGGAAGAACAAGAACAAACAGATGAAGAACATGGATCTATGGGATCAGGTGTACAATCTTCAACGTGAACTCAAGGGAACTTTTGATATCAAGTATGAATGGATCAAGGGTCACTCTGGAATCAGGCTAAATGAAATGGCTGATCAGATCTCCAATGCTGCTCGAACCAGCAAAGAAACCTCCCTCAAGCTTGAGAATGTTCCAAAGTAGGAGACCAAATGGCTAAACCCTATTATGACAAGTTGTATCCCAATGTACACAACATCAAGAAAGAAGATGTATACAATGGCAACTTTGATGCAGTCCACTTCAAGAAGAAGAAAGAGTCTGATTTTGTAAAGGAACTACAAGCCGAAGAACGTGGAAAGATGTCACCATTGAAACAGTTCGGATTATCCATAAAAGATGGATTTCTTAGCTGTTTCAATTTTGGAAAAAAGAGTCCAATAGACAGTGACTCTAAGATCGTTGACTTCAAGTTCATGAAGTACTCTAACACTGAAGTGGTCATGGAATTCTGTGAAGATCTTGGAAGTCACAGTTGGAGCATATTAGTCATTGAGGATCTACCTCCTCATCTTCTAATAGATAGAAAGGGTCCGGAAAAGAATCCTGGGCAGATTGTGTATTATCAGGCTTACATTGGTGATGCTATCACTTATGTAAAGAACATCGCCAAATCCAAAGATACCCATCAAATCATAATGGTGAAGCGTTCATTACCTGGTTACAACATCATGCTTGGCATTATTGACAGACTAAACACCAGTGGTACTTTGAACCACATAAAACAGGCTCTTTTAGATGATGCTGAAACATTTTTGAAGAAATATGTCAGTGACAAGTGGAGAGAAGCTGAAACAGAAGTGATGAAAGAAGAAGAACAGAAGGTTGAAGCATAATGGCGAAGTATCTAGTAGCAGGTGGAGCAGGATTCATTGGATCCAATTTGGTTCTTGAACTATTGCGGGATCCAAGCAACAAAGTTGTAGTGGTAGACAACTTCTACACAGGGAAGCTGTCTAATCTGATTGATGCTGGATTCCTGCCAGCGCCTGGAACTAGATTAGAAGTCGTTCGTGGTGATATCATTGAACACCGAATCATGGATGAGTGTGACACCGGTGAACCATATGACTACGTGATTAATCTTGCCTGCCCTGCCTCACCTGTTGCGTATCAGAGTTCACCAATTCAGACCATGTTGACCAATGTAGTTGGTACATACAACTTGCTTTGTATTGCTGTTCGTGATAATGCCATTTTCCTTCAGTCATCTACTTCTGAGGTGTATGGAAACCCTTTGGTACATCCACAACCTGAGTCATATTTGGGTAATGTAAACCCATATGGTCCAAGGGCTGTGTATGATGAAGGTAAGAGAGCCGCTGAAGCACTGTGTTATGAGTTCACAAAGCTTGCCTTGAACAAGGTCAGGCTGGTTAGAATCTTCAACACATATGGTCCTAGGATGGATCCAAATGATGGTAGAGTTGTAAGCAACTTCATCAATCAGGCTCTCAAGGATGAACCAATCACGATTTATGGTGATGGAAAGCAAACCAGAAGCTTCTGCTATGTTGATGATATGGTCGATGCTCTACTTCATGTGTTGACTGTTGACAAGAGTGGACCAATCAATCTAGGCAATCCAGGTGAATTTACCATGGAACAACTGGCTAGAAAGGTCATATCATGGACTGGATCAATGTCTGAGATTGTCTACAAGTCACTTCCAATTGATGATCCTTTGCAGCGCAAGCCTGATATCAGCTTGATCAAGTCACTCGGATGGGAACCACAAATCAGTCTAGATGAAGGACTAGTCCACACAATTGAGTGGTTTGGTGGAAAGATCGTTTGATTAAGGATCTTTGAGTTAGAGTATCAAGTATGAGAGAATATCAACCACCTGATAAGCCAGATCTGTATGAACTACAGAATATGGGTCATCCAGTAACCATTTTCTTGGCAGGATCCATTGAGATGGGTGTTGCTGAAATGTGGCAAGCCAAAGTGGTCAATGAACTGAAGAAGTACAAGGTGCTTCTGTTCAACCCAAGACGAGCCAACTGGGATGTAACAATCAAGCAGAGTATTCTCAGCAAGCCATTCGTTGATCAGGTTGAATGGGAACTTGAACAGATTGAGAAGTCTGACATCATTATCTTCTACTTTGATGGTAACACCAAGTCACCAGTGACAATGCTTGAACTAGGATTGGTCTTGGGTCGTGTTGATGAACGTCGTGAGGCCAACCATCAGCAAGTGTTGTTGTGCTGCCCTGATGAGTTCTGGCGCAGCGGCAATGTTGAGTACACTGCTTCACGTTATGGCACCAATATGGTCTCATACACAAAGACATTTGATGAGATGATTGCTGAACTGAAACACAAATTGGAATCGATGGGAGTTGGTCATGAAGCTTGAATACAATGAAGTGGTTGCGAACCTCCGTGGCAATGTATGCCGTGTCACCTTTGAAAAGGTCGATGGCACACTCAGAGTAATGGATTGCACCCTGAACCAGTCATTCCTACCAGAATTCCAGCAGGGTTATGGAACCTCATTGATTACTGAAGGTGATGGTGAGTTCACCCGAGTCAGTGTTTGGGATACCCAGAATGCTGGTTGGAGATCTTTCCGCCTCAACACCGTGAAGAACTTTGAGGTGGTCAAGCCACTCCCACTATGAGCACCAAGAGACTAGAAACTGGATACACAAACAAGCCAGATGAGTTCAAGCCTTGCCCAAGTGAAGGTCACAACCCACCGCTGTACTTGTATGTCCCACCGGGACAGAACTATACCCACAGCTGCCCTGACTGTGGAAAAGTACAACAGATTCGTGGTGAGGGTGTAACGTATTGATTCTTAAGGACTTACACTCATTGACTTCTGCAGTCATAGAGTATAGAATATCCTTGCAGTCAATATTGTGAGGAATTATGATCAAGCGTAAGATTGAGAACAAAGTTGTTCCGTCTACCCTATTGGATGGGTCGATTGTCCGCAATTGGGACAAGGAGCCTTCGCCAGCCGAAAGTCTGTATGGCAATGAACTGTCCACTTGGGGACTAGTTTATGCGTTCCGCTGGTATGATCAGCATATCAGTGATGAGAAGGGTGCCAAGTTTGCTGATGTCGATGTTGACACCTTCAAGCGTTTCAGAACTACAGTGTGGGTATTCCGCCTCCTTGAGCGTGGCTTTGAGTTGCCTGAGAAAGAGAACACGACTTATCAGATCAACATTGCCTTGATGCGTCTTTATGCCGCAACCAAGATCAAGGAAAAGGCTGACAAGCCAAAGGTCAATGTATTTGAAGCAACCAAGAATATTGCACTTGGCTTCATGGATGACCTTGAGGACATTCTAATCAAGAATGTTGACCTCACCAGAAATTGGTATGAATACTTCACCAAGGCAGGCGTGAAAGCTGGCCACGTCCCTCATATGATTGAGGAACTGAAGAACGTCAAGAACAACAAGAACAACATCATCAAGGCTGGTGCTGGTGAAAACAAGGCATCATATGACCGTGCTAAGAAGGCACTGGCTGTAATTGCCACCATTGAGAAGGACTTGACGCTGATCAACAAGAACACGCGTGCAAAGAATTCGAAGCCTCGTAAGAGGAAGGCAATTGATCCAAGCAAGTTGCTTGCTGGGTTGAAGTTCCTTGACAAGAGCGATGAACTCAAGATTGTTTCCATCAATCCTGAGAAGATTCTTTCCGCCAAGGAGCTCTGGGTGTTTGATACCAAGTACCGCACCCTGAAGTTCTATGCGGCTGAGGATCACGCTGAATTCAAGCTTTCGGGTTCCACCTTGAAGTTTGTCAATGAGAACCTTTGCAAGTCAAAGACCCTGCGCAAGCCTGAAACCCAGTTGCCTGAGTTCATGGCACTCACCCCATCAAAGGCCATGAAGTGGTTGGATGGAGTCAAGGCCAAGGAAGGCAAGCCAACCCCAAGAATTAATGAGTTTTGCGTACTGTTGAAGGTGAATTGATAATGTTTGACAAGAGAATTAACACGATTTATGTGGACATGGATGGAGTCATTGCAGACTTCGACAAGTACATATATGATAGAACTGGTGAGCATTATGATGATGATGCCAAGACCTGGGAGTTTGTCCTGAAGGTCCCACACTTCTACTACAAGTTGGACCCAACACCATACTTTGACCAGCTGTGGGATTCTATCATTCGTGTTGGTGCCAATGTTGAGATACTGACTGCACTGCCAAGGGTGACACCGATCCCTGAGGCAAAGCAGGATAAGCTTGATTGGGTCACAACCTACATCAACAAGGATGTCAAGGTGAACTTTGGTCCATTCTCAAGAGACAAGTGGCGCCATTGCAAACCAGGTGATGTGTTGATTGATGACAAGCCAAGCAACATTGCTGAGTGGAGTGACGTTGGAGGCTTTGGCTTCCTACACAACTACACCAACCATGTGCCAACGTTGAGTTTCCTTGAGGAGTTGCGTGTCAATGGATGATAGGGCAGTGGAATATGGTGCCGCTGGCCAGGAAGGCGGACTGTTCTTCCTATGGGCAGTCATAGCTATGATCATGTTGGCTTCTTCTTCTGATTTGTTCTTTGTCTTGAGTAAAAGGACAAAGACCATTTGGAGGATTCTGTCAATCATTTGGGTGCTCCCAGTTGTCGTGCGCATCTGGTGCGCAATAGCGTTCTCCTAATGCCAATGGATAAGAAAGGGCTGACGAAGCTCATGGAAGAATGCGGTGAACTCACCCAGATTGCAGCCAAGAAAGCTGCATACATAGACACTGACATTCACCCTGATGGTAAGTCAATGAGTCGCAGGATGGAAGATGAAATTGCTGACGTCATGGCTGCTTCTATATTCGTGACCAAGAAGTTTGGTTTGAATAAAGAGTACATCTATGCACGTGCTGAACAGAAGATGGCCACGTTTGAGGAGTGGGACAAAGACCCCAACTCATAAACTATTGAATTGACAGACAATTCTTTGGTTTACTTTATGATGAAATTGATGTAAGATAAGTATATTCGCTGACAAAACGATTGTTGGCATCACAATTACTACGAGGAGCTCGTAATGACCGAAAGCAAAAAGCCTTTAACAGTCTATATTGGACGTTTTTCCCCATTCCATATGGGCCACCTCTCAGTCCTACGTCGTGCACTGAGAACCTCTGAAAATGTACTTGTCCTTGTTGGGTCATGTGGCCGAGCAAGAGACCTCAAGAATCCGTTCACATTCGATGAACGTGCAGAAATGATTCACCGTGCAGCCTTGGGTGTCAACCACAATGCCACCTTGATGGTCATGCCGATCCGTGACTACATCTACAATGACCAGAAATGGATCACTCAAGTTCAGGAACGAGTTGAAGAGTTCAAGCGTGAACAACTGACTCCTGGTAAAGCCTATCTCACTGGCTCTGATCGTGATGAATCCACTTGGTACCTCGGTGCCTTTGGTGACTACTTCCTTGATGACTTGGTTGAGGCAATTGACCTTGAAGTTAACATGAGTGCCACGGCAATTCGTGATGCCTTGTTCTCAGCAAAAGCGGAAAGTCAGCAAAAGGGTGTCAGTGTTCAGGACTTGAACATCTTCAAGAACCTTGATTTGTTTGTCACTGGAAGCACCTACAGGTTCCTTCTTGAATTCATCCAGAAGCCTTGCTACCTTGATTTGGTCAAGGAATATGAGTTCATCCAGAGCCATAAGGCCAAGTGGAGTGTTGCACCATACAAGCCAGTGTTCAGCACTGTTGATGCTTGTGTGATTCAGTCAGGCCATGTGCTTGTCAATGTACGTGACAACTTCCCGGGCACTGGACTTTGGGCACTGCCCGGTGGATATCTTGAACAGGATGAGCGTTTGGTAGATGGTGCCATCCGTGAGCTTCAGGAAGAAACCAAGATTGGGTTGGCACCTGCTCAGCTGCGTGGTTCCATCAAGGCCAAGGAAATATTTGATCACCCAAGTCGATCAGCACGTGGACGTATTGTGACCACTTGCTTCCTGTTCCGTCTTGATGACACCAAGGCACTGCCAAAGGTTAAGCCACAGGCTGGTGAAGTGAAGAAGGTGATGTGGGTTCCTCTGGCTGAAGCACTCAGCAACACTGATGCTTGGTTTGAAGACCACCTTGAGATCCTTGAGTGGGCAGTTGATCAGCTGAAGTGATTGATTTCCCAAAAGTTTTTGTGTAAACATAGAAGTTGAGTTGTAGTAAGATAGTTGGAAATGGCAGAACGACTGCCGAGTTAATTTGATAAGGAGCTTATCATGTCTGTTGAGAAAATGCTAGAAGTAAAAAGTACTGACGTCCCATACATTTACGATGACAACTTCCAAATCGCTCTGTTGATGCGTTTGGACAGTTACAAATTCAGTCACCCTGAAGCCTATCCTGGCGACGTCATTGGCATGTCTTCATATGGTGAGGCACGAGTTGAGCACAGTCAGGTGATTGTGCCATTTGGTCTCCAGACCTTCATCAAGCGTTACCTGACTGTTCCGATCACGATGGCTGACGTTGATAAGGCTGAAGCCTTCGCCTTGGCCCACTTTGGTCGCAAGCTCTTCCGCCGTGCCACTTGGGAACGAATTGTGAATGAGTTTGGTGGATACCTGCCTATCACCATTCGTGCTGTACCAGAAGGCACCAAGATTCGTGGTGGTCAGCCGATCTACTCCGTGACGGCGATTGGTAAGGATTTCTTCTGGCTTTCTTCAGCCATCGAAACTCCGTTGCAGCGTGCCATTTGGTACCCAACCACGATTGTCACCAATGACTACAACATCAAGCAGGAACTGAAGAGGTTGTACGCAAAGACCGGCGCAAAGTCTCCGGTTGAGTTTGCCCTTCATGACTTCGGTGCACGTGGTGTGCCAAGTGGTGAAACGGCTGAAAATGGTGGTGGTGCCCACACGGTTTGTTTCATGGGTTCTGATACGGTTGAGGGTGTTCTTTCCGTCAACCACTTCTACAAAGAAATCATGGCTGCCTTCAGCGTGTATGCAACTGAACACAGTGTTCAGACGGCATTTGGTCCTACCAAGGAAAACCAGCTTCAATACCTGAAGCATCAGATAAAGAATGCACCACGTGGAGCCATCATCAGTCTTGTGATTGACGGGTTCCATGTGTACCGTGAAGCCCAGCAGCTTTGCTCTTCACCTCTCAAGGAAATGATCATTGAGAGTGGAGTCAAGGTTGTGTTCCGCCCTGATAGCGGTGACATGATGGAAGTGGTGCCTCGCCTCCTCAAGATGCAGGCCGAAGCTTTCGGTTATGAAGTGAATGAGAAGGGATATAAGGTCATCAAGCATGTTGGTCTGATTCAGGGTGATGGAGTAGACTCAAAGAAGATTGTTGAGTTGCTGGAACTGCTCACGGGACCGGAATACATGTTTGCAGCTGACTGTATGATCTTTGGTAGCGGTGGTGCCCTTCTCCAGAAGGTCAACCGAGATACCTTCAAATTTGCTCAGAAGGCCAGTGCCATCAAGGTTCAGTATAGTACCACTGAGCCTGATGTAATCGGCCGCAAGCTTGAATCCAAGTGGATTGGCATCTCCAAGAACCCAATCACTGATCAGGGCAAGAAGAGTAAGGAAGGTGTCATGACCCTCCTGCGCAGCAAGATGACTGGTGAGCTCATGACAGGTCGCCTTGATGATGGTGGATTCTGTGATGAGTGGGAAGATGCACATGTGTTGGCTTACCAGAATGGCAAGCTGTACAATGAGACCATACTGGCTGAAGTCCGTGCGAGGGTGAATGCATGATCGAAAAAGCAATTGGCAAGGCTTACCGCACTGCCCAGAAGAAACAATGGAACAAAATCTATTGGGCCATTGATCTTCATGACACCTGCCTCAAGAGCACGTATGGCAAGAACAATTATGAGTTCTTGGGTCCAGTTGTCATTGAAGCCTTGAGGTTGATCTGCAGCAGACCTGAGAATGTCCTTATTATCTGGTCAGCCGTGTTCGCAGATGAGGAGCCTCTGATTGTCGAATTCTTTGCGAAGGAAGGCATCAGAATTGACTTCTTCAATCACAATCCTGTGATTCAGAACACAGCCACTGGCAACTTTGACACGAAGTTCTACTTCAATGTGTTGGTAGATGACAAGGCTGGGTTCGACTGGACTCAGGACTGGCAGAAGATCATCGATCTGTATGAATATGCTGGGACTTCATTCAGACATCAGGTGAATTCTAAATAACAGACAGGTCACTAACATGGGTCACAGGCCATGGTCAGAATCATTGGCGAAATCTCAGCGGAGGACAGGAAGTTCCTGAACTATGCGGTGGTGTACACCCTAGACCATCTTGTCTCCCGTCGTCAACGTAAAGATGCCAGTGTGACGATCAATGTTGGCCAGATTGGGACCGGAAGAAAGCTCGATGGAGACATGGACTGTAAAATTGAGAACGGAATTAAGAAATTTACAGTTAACCTATCTACATATGGGCAGATAAACAACAAGGCTGCCACGACACTATATAGATACAAGAAGCTGTTGATCACTCTGTTTCACGAATTGGTTCATGTGAAGCAGTACATGAAAGGCGAAGCAATTGACTTCAAGAATTCTGTAAGGTTCAAGGGTAAGACATACGGGAACGAATATCTGAATGATGATCTAGCTTATTTCGGAAGTCCATGGGAAATGGAAGCTAGAGCGTTCGAGATATATTTGTGGGTACGATTTAGAAATCATATAAGACAATTGAGGAAGAGTAAGGCATAACTATGGACCGCGATGACCGTGACGGGTTTGTTGATAACTACACCCAGCGCAAGCAGCAAGGTAAGAACAAGAGAAGCAACTCCAGACGGGATTCCCGCGATGGCGGGAAGAAGATGAAAAGAGTTGGCAGTGGTGAAGATCACTGGAAGTTCAATAGGAATGCATTGTACGAGGAAGACAATGAAGAAGAAAGTGGAGAAGAGCTCTGAGCCTCTGTTGGTTCCTCACAAGAACATGTTGAACGGAGAAGTGTATTTCGTGGAAGACGGTGACCATAAGTACATCGATGGTGAGAAATTCGTCGGAGCTCACCCAGAGAATCCATATGGTCGAAAAATTTACGTGAAAAATAGCTATCTGGAGCAAATCCAGACTAAATAGGAAACGAGCCTAAGAAAAACAATTATAAAGGCCTGATTTCCCAAGGATTTCAGGCCTTTACTTTTGGTGATTTTGGCGTATAATCGTTGATATGGTGGTAAACCACCGGTGATGAACTGAAGAGCCCACACCAAAACAAGGGTGATTCGAGTGTTTTGTAAGGTGTTGATTTCGCAAGAAATAAAAGACTTTACTTTTAGATTAAAGGAGCGCATAATACGCTCCCTTGAATGATTAAGTTGTAGAGTGGTATCGCACTAGGGACTTCAGACCGAAACCGAACCTCTGCAAGAAACTCCGACCAGGGCTAACAACTTGGCGGCTAGTCACGCAGTCTCACCATTTGTAAGGTGCCTGCTGAAATGGAATGTTGGGATCTCCCGTATCCCCACCTCCGGGTGAAATGACGGGCAGAATTTTTGAACGCTAGATCAGGGTGATTGGCACGTCGTTGTACGTCGCTGGTTATCCAAGGAGATGTATCACTCTTTCAACGTGAATATCAGCCGTTTCGATCCGGTTGCTAGCAATATCTTGATCCACGTCATAAGCGCACGTGGGGCTGACCCAGCAAGGGCATCGGGATGCGACGGTTATACGCATTATCTTTCGGAGTGTAGCTCAGTCTGGCTAGAGCGCCACGTTTGGGACGTGGATGTCGCAGGTTCGAATCCTGTTTCTCCGACCATTTAGAAATGACAGGGATTTGGGTCATGTGACACTCGAGAAGTTGCATGATTTGATACCTCTGTAAGTCCAATCTGGAGGGTTACCAGACGAGGGTTTACACCTTGGGCGACCTAATTACCGTCCCAGACGGCGATTATTGACTGCGGGCATTGCGACGATCATACGTGGAACAAGCCTGAAAGATGGCAGTGTGTGATTGGCAATATGCGAACCTTCAATGATTATCTGGAAACATCGTTGGGTCCCACTCACCCGCACGGAAAGTGCTAAGTGGATCTATCCTTTGAAACAAAAGTCGTTTCCTCGCAATTGAGCAAACACCGAGTAATGTGTTGCTCGCCAATTTGATGGAGTGATGGAAGGCCCACAGGGTAAACCAACAACCATCCGAGAGAATGAGGAATTCATGCGTAAATGCGTCCTCCCAAATTATTGCTAAGTCGAATAATGGTAGTTCCACTCCCTGTTAAGGAGTCCAGCGTAGGTTCGACCCCTACCTTAGCAGCCAAATAGAATCCACTCAATAGCGTTTGAAGAGTGGATTGGTTACGGCAGTGACGCTATCAATGCCATGGCCAGGTGTGCAATTCACCCGAACGATCCACGATAAGGTTCACCAGTTTTAGTTGATGATGCCCGTGTCGAGTTATAGTTGTGCGGTGGTGAAAGCCATAAAGAAGCATGAC